ATGATAAAATATTCCTGTTCGGGAAAAAGTTTAATGAGGTATTATTAGATCCAGTTTGGGAAACGGTAGGACTTAAACTTGAAAAATATTCACCTTTTTTAAATATTGCAATAGGTGAGTATAAAAAAATTATTCTTGATCAGGTCTTGACACCTGAGCAGTAACCTGTTAAAATAAACAAGTAAACACATCGTACACATCGTATACGGAGAACACACATGTCTTTTGCTGAACTTAAGAAGCAATCTCGTCTAGGCAATCTTACTGCCAAACTGGTCAAAGAAGTTGAAAAAATGAACAAGACCAGTTCAATGGGTGATGATCGCTTCTGGAAGATTGAACGCGATAAATCTGGTAATGGTTATGCAGTAATTCGTTTTCTACCTTCTCCTGAGGGTGAAGATGATCCTTATGTGCAAGTTTGGAGTCATGCATTTCAAGGCCCTGGAGGATGGTATATTGAAAATTCTTTGTCTACACTTGGACAAAAAGATCCTCTTGGAGAACTTAATACTGAATTGTGGGCAACAGGAAATAAATCTGATCAAGAAGTTGTTCGTAGTCGTAAACGTAAATTGACATACTTTTCAAACATTTATATTGTAAAAGATCCTACTCATCCCGAGAATGAAGGCAAAGTATTTTTATTTAAATATGGTAAGAAAATCTTTGAGAAGATTTCAAGTGCTCTAAAACCTGAATTTGAGGATGAATCTCCTACTGACGCATTTGATCTCTGGAGTGGTGCTAATTTTAAATTGAAAGTTCGCATGGCAGATGGTTATCCAAACTATGATAAGTCTGAGTTTGAAAGTTCTTCTGTTTTGAATGGGATGGAAGATGAAGATCTTGAAAAACTTTGGAAGAAGTGTAACTCTCTCAAAGAATTCATAAGTCCAGATAATTTCAAAACCTATGATCAATTAAAAGTTAGACTTAATACTGTCCTTGGAAATAAGAAGCAACCAGTTGTTAAAACTGATGAATCTTTCGAAAATGAGGAAGTTCTGAGTTCTGCTTCAACTACATCTTATAATGACACTGAAGACGATACTCTTTCATATTTTCAAAAACTTGCTGAGGAATAATTCAAAATAAGTTTTTAAAACTAAAAATGGTGGGAAAAAAATTCCCGCCATTTTTTTGTCTGTAGGTTTTTATGAGAATCTAGGATTATAAGTCTTGATAGTTTTTTGATCTACAAACTCGGAAGATTGTTCATACTTGAATATTCTCTTTAAATCTTTTTCCACAAGTTTTACGAATTCTGGTCTTAAAATAACAATATTTCTTTTTTCTTCATTTAAATAATTTTCATATTCAAAGTTACTTACGGATACTAATGATGAATATGTGGTTGTTGTCCCTAAATCGACATATTTGAGAGTGAAATTTGAATCTACTATTAATTTTCCAGGTAATATTAATTCACCTAAAGAATTTCTAACTTCTCTGGTTTCATAATGATTAATCTGACTTAATTCTTGAGATGTATATTTTTCTGATAAAAAACTACTCAAGTCTGATTGGGACATCGGCCAATCTGTTCTTGCATTTTGAACATTATTGACTATTAGAATTAACCAATCATATTCAGGATCGTCATATATTTTCTCAGATACATTGTCAGGTCTTTCATCACCAATAATTGAATATTTTTCGAAAGCACTAAAAACATTTAAAAAGTCATCACGTAACTTTGCTCTTTTAAATAAATTTTTGATTTTTATATAATCAAAAGAGGATATATCTTTTTTAAATGATGGGTATATTAAGTCTGGTAGCCTTTTAAAGTATGCCATATTAGTAACCTACGTCGTCTGCTTCTGGGAATGCTTCTACCATTTCATTTTTAAAGAGTGGAGTTAATTCTGCAAATGACATGACTAATGCAGTTGCAACTGGGTGAGAATCTTCGTATGCTGCCCATCCCATGTTATCTGGAGTGTGATCAATTCCAAAGTTTATTAAAGCACAAATTTTTGGTTGTGGCAAAGATTTAATTCGAGTATCTCCATTCATATATCGGATAAAAAATACATTAGGACTATTGATTAAATTAGTATTTTTATTTACGCTTGGTAAACTTTGTAATTTAAAAAACTTTATAATTTCACGAATTCTTTTTGCATCGTCTTTACTACGACAAACCAGTTTAAATTGAAATTCAAACTGTCTCATGTTTGGACCTCTAAAAAGCATTTCCATATTGGGGTTTGCAACTTTACCTGTTGTCCTTGCTAAAATATCACTAGGTTCTATTTCACCCAAACCAAATTGACTAATGAGTCCTGATGATGCTGCTGCTGCATATATTTGTCTAAAGTCATCTCCTTGCCCACCAAATGCCCCGCCTGTATTTTTAAATTTAGCTGCTAAATCTTTGAGAGCCCCTGCCATGTCACCTCCTATTGCTTTTATTGCTGGATCTGCTACAAGACCAACCGCTGCTGCCATAATAGGACTCATTTTTGACATACTCCAACTGGCAGATGAAGCATCTCTTACTCCCATTGGAATTGGAAGAATTACTTCACCTTCATATTCATAATCTGGTGGTGGTAACTTTGCATTTACTGATTTTATACCATTTGTTAAAACTGAATTTAATCCTGATTCTCCCTGTGATGGTTTATATTTTAATGCCCTTATTCTAATATGATCTTGAGATCCTGCTGAATTATAATTCATATCAACTGGAAACGGATAAACTTTTCCAGTGTTTTTTCCAGCTCCATTATTTAAAGTTTTTGGATCAAATGGAGCGTTAGCAGCAGGAATTTCATTTGTTGTAGATGTTGGAGTTCCTGTTGGTGTTGATTTTATATTTTGAGTATATGATACTTCTGGTACAACACCTTGTAGAGTTGTTTTAGATTTTGATGCTGAAAGTGCAGCATTAATTTTGGTTTGATTTGGCGCATTTTGAGAAACTGTAACTGCTTCTGAATGTTTTAAGAAAGTATTATCAGGATTTTGTGCAGTTATGATGAGACCAACATTCGATCCAGATTTTGAAACACTTACCTTTCCATTATTTCCGCCAGGAGTAATTATTCCAGTGACAGTTAAAGTCTCATTTTTAGTTTTAGTTTGACTTGCCATTACTTAGACATATCTTCCACTTTTATTTATTACCCCACCCACACTTTGGCTGGTGATATCGTTTGTCCAATTTTATTAACAAAAGATTCGACAATGAATTCTTTACCTGATAATCCGATTATATCATTATCAGGAACTCTTACCACATTACTCATATTAGTTCTAATATAAGTATGTAAACAAACCTCTGGTGCAACATTTGAACTATTTAACCAACTTTTAACAACACTTTGACGATATGATGGATTTAAATAATGAATATTAGCGCCTAAAATACTACCATCACTTTTAACTTCTAATATTTGTGCGAATGGATATCTATCCCAATATGGATATCTATTTGGAAACTTTGCTGAATATGAAAAGAAATAAAATTTTCCAACTTGTAAACCAAAAGTGTCTATTAAATCTGTGGTATCTTCTTGTAGTTGATTATTCAAAGCCTCAAACATGGCATTTCGATACCATTCTTGTGAAACAAATCTACCTCCAAACTCTTTAAATTTTTTTGCCAATATTTCATCAGAAGCCTTAAGTGCATCACTCATATTCCTAAATCCTCTTCTGTGAGTATTTTAAATTCAAGTAATCTATTAGAACAATACTCCTCTGCTGCTTTCCATTTTGCTTGATTTTTAGCATATTCCCGAACTTCATTTACCCAACTTTTAGTTTTTCTTTTAGGAGTTTTTGTTGGACCAATAACTTGTTTTTTTGGTTTAATTTCAATCAAATATTTTTTTATATCTCCAGTTTTTTCTTTAACTTTTATATAAAAATCTGGAAAATATCTATGAATCTTTCCATCAAGTGGTGACATATAAGGAACAATTATTTCTTCGCTACCAAACTCTAAAACATTTTCGTTATCATCACAATATTTTAAAAATTTCAGTTCCCATGAAGAACGATAAATTACATTTGTGGGATCACCTTTATATTTTTGATAGTTTTTTACCTTATACTTTCCTTGATAATACTGCCTCATAATCTTTATACATACTATGGTTCTATTACCTATTTATTTTTAGATGCCTTTCTATACAGAACCTGATCCGAGAAAATTAACTCGAACGATAGAAAGTGTAAAAAATACTTTTTCTAAAGTATCTACAACTACTTTTTTTAATATAACTTTTCCAGTAAATCAACAATTACGTGGTTGGTTAGAGGAAACAGGTATTTTCGATGCTTCTGAAACTGATGGATTAGATGGATTGGAAAAAATTGAATTGTTGTGTTCTGAAGCACTTTTACCAGGACCTGCATTTAAAAAAACTGAAGTTCTTGGAAATAGACAAGGTATTAGAGAAAGTTATCCTATTTTGAGGGCACTTCCTCAGTTATCATTAAGTTTTTATGTTGATAAGGATCATGCTATAATAAGATTTTTTGAAGGATGGTGTAATTTTATAAATCCTCTTTCTTTTGATGGTGATATTATTGAATCAACTAGAAGAGAACAGAATAATAAAAATGCCTTCGATAATTCTGCTATCTACCGATTTAAATATCCCAATGATTACTGTCAACATATTCTAGTAACAAAATTTGAAAAAGACCTTGAAGCGGTATCCTCATCTTCTGTTGCAAATTCATCTTATTTGACATACGAATTTATTCAAGCGTATCCTGCAGATCTTGTAGCATCTCCTGTATCTTACAAAGGATCTGAGGTATTAAGATACACCGTAATTTTTGATTATATGAGGTATATTACAAGAAGAACTCCGTCTGGTCTTAATATAGAAAGAAATAAT